CGAACTTCTGGGCCTGGCTCAGCTGGTACCCGAAGCGGCGGGCCACCTCACCGAGGATCCTTACCGAGCGCGGACGCTTGGACGCCGCGAGAGGTACATAGGCCTCTCCCTGAGTCTCGCGTTCTCCCCAAATTCTCACGGGGCCGTTGGCCCGGGAGATTTGGGCGATGTGATTCTCAATGCCGCCGTTGGCGAATGCCTTGATGCCGTAGCCGGAGAGGATGCCGCCGTTGAACAGCGGAACCGGCTGCCGGAAGCCCGTAGGCACACTGGCCGCCCGCTGCCGGTTGGCTGCCGCCTGGGCCGCCGCAGCGGCACCTCGGCCGGCCGCGGCTGCGTCCCGGTTCAGGTCGGACGTGTTGACGCCGACCTGGATGAGGATCGGGCGGGCCAGGAGGGCCAGCTGGTTCTGGACGAAGGACAGCGAGCCCTGGTTCAGCAGGGTGTAGAGGATCGCCCGGAACGGGTCATTGGGGGCGATGAGCCGGTTGATTTCAAGCAGTGCCTCGTTCACGCCGGGGGCGGCGTTGTTCAGCGCCTGCATGACGGCCTGGTAGTCACCGTTCGCGTACTCGTCGGCCTTGCCCAGGGCCAGGGCGATTTCGCCGATGGCCGGCAGCTTGTCGGCCTGGAGCTTGGCCTTGTACTCGCCGTTGGCGAACTGCTGGATATAGGCCCTGACGTCGTCGACCGTGATCGTTGCCGGGTCGCCGTTGGCGAGCAGGAAGGCGATGAACTTCTCTTTGTCGAACTTCACGCCGGCGGCGGTCGCTTCCTTGGCGGCTGCCAGGAAGAGATCCGGGCGGCCGATGAAGGTGGCCTCCAGGGTCCAGTCCGCGCCGAAGAAGGTATCGAACTGCTTCTTGAGGGAGCCCAGGGGGACGCCGAGGGCCTGCTCGAATTTCGCCAGATCGCCCTTGCCGACATTGACTGTCGCCATGGCCTTCTCGACGGCCGCCTTGGCGGTGTCGCCGTTCTTTATGGCCGCATCAAAGGACGACTGGGCCTGGACCAGGACGTTGTCGGCCTCTTCGCGGAGGATGCGGAAGATGTCGCGGGAGACCTTGGACTGGGAGTTCAGGAGGCCGTCGGTGCCGATAATATCGGCGCCGGCCTTCTTCACCGAGTCCGCGATCGCGCGGGCGTTCTCAAGCCCGGCCTCAAGCTCGTCCATGCGGACGAACTGGTTGGTCTGGGCGCTCTGCCCGCCGCCGTTCAGCAGGTCCAGGGACCGCCGAATGGCGTCGATCTTGCCGGAGGCCTCGATGGACCGGTCCCCGAGCTGCTGCGTGATCGCGGCGACCTCGGCGGCCTTGATTGAGGTGACACCGAGGGAGTCGCCGTAGAGCTTGGCGGCGAGCTGGGAGAGGTCGAACATGCGGCGCTGTTCTTCGAGCTGCCCGTTCAGGTTCAGGAGGCTGGACTTCAGCTTGGGATCGTCGAACAGATCCGGGCTCAGCTTCAGCTCCTTGGCGGCCTGCGCCGCCTTCCTAATCAGGTCCAGCTGGCGCTGGCTCTGGTTGGTGTTCTCGTCGCCGGGGACGAGCGGGATGAAGGTGGGGAGCTTGCCCCGCATCAGCTCGCCGACATCCTTGAGGTTGGGCACGTTGCCCAGGTCCCGCATCTGGCCGATGAAGGTGTCGTACTGCTTGCGGTTGCCGGTGATGATCTTGGCGACGGAGTTGACGCTGATTCCGAGCGCGTCGATGGTTTCGTTCCCGGCCTTGGCCCCGTTGACGACGCCGCGCCAGAAGTTGGCGAACCCGTCGCCGGCCTCGGAGATATTGGTGATTTCCCTGGCGATGTGGGCCAGGGTGTCCACGGTGGCTTCCTTGGTGCTCTTGTCCAGGGAGTCCTTCATCTGGTCGATCTGGGCCGAGGCCCGTGCGGCGTTGCCGCCGAGCGTGGCGATGAGCACGCCGACCAGCCCCAGGACCAGCCCCGGGATGCCGCCGATGAGGGACAGCGAGCCGTTGATTTTGCCGACAATGCCGGACACCCGTCCCGCAGCCGAGGCCAGCGTCGTCGGGATGTGGTCCGCCCGGAACCGCAGGACGGCCGCGTTCGCCCGGGTCGTCCCGGTGCTGATGTAGCTGCCGAGGCGGGTCATCTGGCGGTTCGTGCCGTCGGCCATCCGGACCACCTGGCGCAGGGAGCCGTCGGCCATCCGGGTGAAGTTGCCCGAGGCCCCCGAGACGATCGTCGCGCTGTCCCGCACGAGGGTGGTCGTCATCTTGGTGAACCGGGGGCCGATGGCCGCGACGAAGGCGCCGAACTGGTTGCGCAGGGCCAGGAAGACGAGGAAGGCCACCGTGGCATCGCGCAGCGGGCCCGGGAGGGCATTCACTGCGCCGAGGAATCCGTTCAGGATGTTGACGACCAGCTGAATCGGCCCGCGGGCAAAGTTAATCAGATTGTTGGTCAGGTTGAGCAGATCGGGGACGATCTTGCCCAGGTTTGTTGCCAGGGTTGACGTGGCGCCATCCAGGATGCTGAGCACCGAATTGAAGATGGGTGCAAGCCCGCGGAAGGCGTTCGAGGCGATCGTGGACATGCGGCCGATGACGTTGCCCAGGTTGTCGAAGGCCGGGGTCATGTCGCGGACCATCTGGGACATGCCCCGGATGGAGTCGAGGAATCCCTGCTGGAAGGTCAGGTTGCGGATCGTGGTGGCGAATCCGGAGAGGATGTCCCCGCCCAGCTGGCCCAGCAGCGTCAGCAGCTGCCCGGTCCAGAAGGCGGAATCCTTCATGGCCCCGAACAGATCCTTGACGCCGTCCGCCAGTTCGTGGGCGCCCTGGCGGGCCCCGGAGAAGACGGACGCCATCTGGGTCTGCCACGGCTCGCCCAGCATGAGCCGTGCGATGTGCTCCATGTTCCGGCGGAAGTCATCCAGGCCGTTGGGCCCGACGAGGCCGGCGGCCCTGGCCACGGCCTTGAACTGGTCGATGATGGCACCGGCTGAGAAGAACATGTCCTTGAGCGCGGTCACGCCGTCATTGATCCAGGCGGTGATGTCGCCGTTCTTGTCCGAGATGATGAGCCAGTCGCGGAACTTCTCCGTGATGTCCGAGAGCCAGGTAAAGAACTTGGGCAGGAACTCGGAGCCGCGCAGGCCCAGGATATTGAAGGCGTCAAACAGGGCGCCCGCGCCGCGCACGGCGTTCTGCAGCCCGGTGGTCAGGTTGTCGAACATGGTGTTGAGCTGGCCGGCATCGCCGACCTTGGTGAAGGAGTCCAGGATTTGACCGAAGATCGAGCCGAGCTTGCTCGACGTCTTGACCAGGCCGGTCGTGAAGACCGGCAGGGCCCGCTCGGTAAAGCGCAGCATGGCATCGGAGGCCTTCTCCCAGAACTCCACCGAGATGGCCTCGCGCATGGTGGCGAAGACGTTGCGGATTTCCAGGGCGGCCTTCTGGCCGGCCGGCGGCAGGCGCTTGAGCGCCGCGTCGATGCCGTGCACGGCCGCGCCGAAGTCTTTGAACACGGCGATGCCGACGGTCAGCACGGCTGCCAGGGTAGCGAAGGCGGCCGGTGCGACGGCCGCCAGGCCTACGACCTCAAGCATTCCGTCGCCGACGGTGAACAGCGAGGAGGTCATGAAGAACAGCGAGTCGATCAGGGAGCCGATGGCGGTGGACCAGCCGGCGGTCTTCAGGGAGAAGGTGTCGAATTTGGTGATGATGTTTTCGAGCGTCCGCCCGAAGGACTGCAGGGTATTGACCCCGGACAGGGACCGGAGGAGGCCCTCGGCAATGGCGACGGACTTGGCGTCGATCACCACGAAGAACGGCACGCGGCGGGCGCGCGAGGCAAACTGAAGCTGGCGGGCAACGATTTCCAGGCGGCTGGCGTGGACCGGGATCTCAACCTTCTGGTCCTGGACCTCGTCGTGGATCAGGTCGTTGATCTTGGCGATTTCGGCACGGATCTCGTTCTCGTCGAACTTCACCGCGAGGGTCTTCGAGCGGACCTCGTTGAGCATGCTCTGGAGGTTGGCGCGCACGCGCTTGAGCGACTCCTGGTCGTCGTAGTCGACCCTGAATTCCATGGGGGTGTCCCGCAGGCTCGCCTCGACAAGCTGCCGGGCCGTCTTCAGACTCTTCTTGTTCACCACGACGTCGAACTCGAAGACCTTGAGCTTCTGCTGCTCCGCCTTGATCTGCGCCAGGGCGGCGAGCATGGAGGCCCGGTTGTTGTTGTAGCTGACCGTAATGACGTCGATCTTGCCCTCGTGAAGGGCGGCCTTGGTGGCCGCCTCCAGCCGGTTCAGGGAATCGTCGTCGGTGTCGAACTCGATCTCCTGGGTGATCTTCTCCCTGCGGAGCTGTTCGATCTTGGCCAGGACGGCCCGGAAGCCCTTCTCGTCGGGGGCGAATTCCATCTGGACCTTGGCCCCCACGGCCAGCGCGTCGAGCCTCTCCTGGGCGTCGTCGATGCTGCCCTGGTCATCCAGGTCCACGGTGATCTTGACGTCGTCGAGGTGCGCCAGCGCGTCGTCGAGCGCCTTCTGCGCCGCTTTGACCGAGTCGTGATCGAGGGCGACCTTGAGGTTCAGGGTCCGCTTCTCGATCTCCTTGCCGGCGTCGTCGACATCCTTCTTGGCGGGCTTGGTGTCAGCCTTGACCTTGACCTTGACCTCGACCGTGGGCTCAAGCCCCCTAAGCTCCGGGCCGAGCTGGTCCTCGGTTTCCTTCCGGAACCCCTTGGCGTCCGGCCGGATCTTGATCGCTACGGCACCGACGAGCTTTAGATTAGCCACCTGGCCATCCCATCTTTCTGAGTACGTCGAAGTTGTCTTTTGGTTCACTCGACTGTTTGGAGTTGGGCTGCCATGCGGCCGGCCCGATCACGGGGAAGTCCGGCGGGCCTTCCTTACCCCAGTTGCCGGACACGTGAATCTGGGAGTAAATGGCGTTGATGGCCGTGGCCATCAGGCGGCGGTCCATCGTCCACGCGCGGTGGTCCATGACGGCCTCGCGGCGGGGGTCGGGGTCCTGCAGGACCTCGGCAGCGAGGTCTTCTACCTCATCCGCGCGGTCCACCGTCATGGCGGCGGTGAATCGTGAGCCCTCGGGAAGGTTCCGGATCATGGCGATAATGAGCGTGATAGAGGAAAAGACCTCGCCAGCAAAAAAGCTGACGAGGTCGAAATCCCAATACTCTTTGAGATCTAGCCAGATCTCCTCGCCATACCCGGAATCAATCAGTTCTCCGAGGGCGATGCTTCCCCCAGGTCTGTGTTCTCGGAGTAGTTGGTGAAGATGAACAGCCAGATCCCGAGGTCTTCCGTGCCTGCCCACTTGGCGAGGGCGGCGTGGTCGCCCTTGGTGCGCTCCGCGGCCTTGAGCGCGTCGGAGAGGACCGAGAGGAACAGCTCGGGCTGATCGACATCGGAGTCTTCCCCAAGCTCCTCGGCCCGCTGCTTGAGGTCGAAGGCGGCAGCCACCGCCTTGCGCTTGGCCTTCGGGAGCCGGAAGATCGGATGGAACCCGAGGATCTTGCCGTCCTCCATCTCGATCTCGAAGTCGGGGTACTTCTTTTCTGCGCCCTTGCGCAGATCGTCAAGCGACAGTGCGGACATGTGCGGACTCCTGTGTAGTGGTGTGGTACTGGTTGCGGACTGGTTTCGTACTGGTGTGGTACCAAGTTGGTACGGGTGCCTGCGGGGCCGGGGTCCGCACCCGGGCCCCGCAGGGGTCTGTGGGCTACGGGGCCGCGATGGCGACCGTCGGGTCCGTGGTGTACCCGGAGCCGCCGGCGGTCACGTTGACCGCGGTGATAACGCCGCCGGTGAGCACTGCCGTTGCGGCATCACCCGTGCCGCCG